GCTGCAAGCTTCAACAAAGCAGAGGTGCAGATCTGGGGAGACCCTGCCGGTAACAAGCGTGACGCGACCTATGAGGTTACAGCCTTCGATCACTTGCAGTCTATTGGGTTTCGCGCACAGCCGACTGATAGCAATGCTTTCAATGTAAGGCGTGAGGCTGCTGCGGCTCCTATGAACCGGCTGGTTGGTGGTAAACCTGGTCTTCTCGTTAGCAAGAAGTGCCTGCGGCTGCGGAAATCTCTGAGTGGCGGCTATTTCTTCAAGCGTGTGTCTATGGGCGCTGGGCAGGATCGGTTTAAAGACGCGCCGGTAAAGAATGAGCACTCTCACTGCGGGGATGCGTTTGGATATCTTATGCTCGGTGGCGGTGAGCAACGCAGATTGCGGCGCGGAACCTATGGCGGAAGCTTTGCGGGTGGGCAAACATTCAACGCAAGCACAGATTTCGAGGTCTTCTAATGGCTTTAGTCCAACTGCCCCAGGTAAGAATGGGCCACGATGAGCATATCGTCCCGCTGACCTACGATCATTTAGCCAGGATAAACCTTAAAGAAGAGAACAAAGACTTTGCTAACGTGATACCTAACTACATTAACTATGTCTGGGATCACGCCGTAGACGGGATGAGCTGGTCTGGCATCGGGAGAGGTAAGGTTGTCTGTGCGTTTGGCATTCGCCCCTTTTGGGATGGGGTTGCAGAGATGTGGCTGATCCCCGGCAAAGAGATTGAGCGCCATGCGATATCGGTTATACGGGCTTCTAAGCAGCTAACCGATACCGCAATAGCTAATAACGGCATAAAAAGGCTACAGATCTGCGTAAACACGAATAACGATACCGCATTTAGGTTTGCCAAGGCACTACGTTTCGAGGTAGAAAGTATTATGAGAAAGTACGGACCGGATGGGTCTGACTACTACATGATGGTGAGGTTTTAATATGTCTGGAATATTTGGCGGTGGTCGGCCCGCTCCCACCCAAGCGCAAAAAGATGCAGAGGCCGCGCAAGCTAAGGCTGAACAAAAAGCGGAGGCTCAAAATAAATTCGAGATGAAAAGTGCAATGAAGCGCCGCAGGCTTATGAAAACAGGTGGTTTAAAGCTTTTGTTCTCACCGGCCAAACTAGAAGGTCCAGGCGACTTGCCTAAGACGTCAAAGCTTGGAGGTGGAACTTAATGATCTTTGCTAAAGCTTTAGGAAAGATTTTTTCTGACATCAATAAGAAAAAAGCCGACCTAGATCCATTTGGGGGAAAATACACCCCGATGGAAAAATATTCGCAGAAAAAGCGACTGGAAATGCTCGACAAGATGATGAGCAGCAGCGATAACGATAAACCATCTAAACCATCTAAGCCAGATGCAAAGGCTGCCGCTCGTGCTCGAATGATTGCAGAGGGCAAAGAAAAGAGAAAGAAGTTTGAAAAAGAAAAGGGAAACAGGGTTGCTAAAAGACGCAAGCTGTTACTGAAGATAAAGGATTCGCAATGACTAAAATCAAATCAGATCCCCGCGTTCACCACAGAAATCGCCCAGCCGTTGAGCTGGTTCGTGCAAGAGATTCTAAGGGCGGGTTCGTTGCTGACGATCTTAACACTCCTGAGAATGAGGCCTGGGTAGAAAAGCCAAAGGCTAAAGCAAAAGCTAAGCCCAAAGCCAAGAAGTAAGATATGGTCAAGAAAGCTCATCAAAACCCAAAGGGCGGCCTTAATGAGGCCGGTCGAAAGCACTTTGAGCGTAAGGATGGGGGCAATTTAAAGGCTCCCGTCAAGACAGGGACCAATCCCCGGCGTGTTAGCTTTGCTGCTAGGTTCGCTGGGATGAAAGGCCCGATGAAGAATGAAAAGGGTGAACCCACCCGCAAGGCACTGGCTCTAAAGGCATGGGGTTTTGGATCGGTAGAGGCAGCGCGTAACTTCGCTAACCGTAATAAAAAAGGATAATGAGATGGCTCGGCTAGACGTAAGAGAGATCATGGAGCGTGAGGCCAAGGCCCAATCCCGCAAGGATCAATGGCGTACTATCTATGAGGATTGCTACGAGTTCGCTCTGCCGCAGCGCAATATGTATGATGGAAACTATGAGGGTAACACCGCCGGTCAAAAGAAGATGGGCCGTGTGTTCGACTCCACAGCTATCTCAGCGACTCAGCGTTTCGCTAACCGCATACAGGCTGGCTTGTTTCCACCTCAGAAGCAATGGTGTCGCCTAGAGGCTGGCACTGGCATCCCAAAAGAACAACAGCCACAGGCTCAAGCTGCGCTTGATGCTTACACTGAGCGGATGTTTGAGGTAATGCGCCAGACTAACTTTGATCTGGCTCTGGGCGAGTTCCTCCTGGATCCCTGTGTAGGCACTGCCGTGATGATGGGGACGCGTGGTGATGCGGCAACTCCGATCCGCTTTACACCCATCCCTCAGTACCTCGCTTCGCTTGAAGACGTCACATTCGGCAATGTCGATAATGTGTATCGCAAGCTAAGAATGAAGGCTGAAGCGATACCGCAAGAGTTCCCTGATGCTGAAATGACGCCGGAATTGGTGGATGCGATATCACGATCACCATCCAAAGAGATCGATCTTATGGATGCTGTGATCTATGATTACGAAAGAGCGATATATTGCTATCATGTTATCTGGCCTGGTAAGCGGCAAGATCTGGTTTATCGCACCATGAAGTCTTCGCCATTTATCGTTGCGCGTTACATGAAAGTTGCCGGTGAGATCTATGGCCGTGGTCCCCTGGTTACTGCGATTGCTGACATCAAGACGCTAAACAAGACCGTTGAGTTGGTCCTGAAGAATGCTTCTTTGTCGATCTCTGGCGTATATACTGCTGCTGACGATGGCGTTCTCAATCCTCAGAACGTAAAGATCCAGCCTGGTGCAATCATTGGTGTGGCTCGTAACGGTGGCGCACAGGGTCCGTCCCTGTCTCCCCTTCCCCGTGCCGGTGACTTTAACACAAGTCAGATCGTTATGAATGATCTACGCATGAACATTAAAAAGATCTTGATGGATGATACGTTGCCGCCTGACAATATGTCAGCCCGGTCTGCTACTGAGATCGCTGAGAGATCCCGTGAGCTTGCTTCTAATCTGGGTTCTGCGTTTGGTCGATTGATCGATGAGACGATGATCCCGCTGGTGTCACGCATTCTCTATGTAATGGACCAGGCTGGTTACATCGATCTTCCGCTCAAGGTCAACGGTGTAGAGGTAAAGGTCACGCCGGTGGCTCCTTTGGCTCAGGCTCAGAAGTTACAAGAGGTGAACGATATCGTGCAGTTTATGCAGATTGCCAACTCTCTAGGCCCACAGGGTCAGATGGCATTGTCGATCCCACGGATTACAGCATTCATTGCCGATAAGATGAACATCAAACAGGACTTGCTTACCACAGCGGAAGAGCAAGAAATGATGATGCAACAGATGCAGGCGCAAGCAATGGCCGAACAAGGGCCGCCGACTGCTAATGATGGTGGAGCAACAATGGAGGCTATGCAATGAGTTCACCCGATGGGTGGGAAGGTTTAACCCAAGCAATAAGCGAAAGCCCAAAGGCTGCTGATATAGATGTTCTATACGGCAAGGTTTTTAAAAGCACAGAGGGGCAACGTGTTCTAAGTCATTTGCGCAGCATAACGATTGAGCAACCGACTTGGTTTCCTGGAGAGGATGCGAGTTTCGGCTATGTAAGGACAGGCATGGCAGAGATGGTACGCATGATTGAGAAAAGAATAGAAAGGTCAAACAATGGCTGAAGCAATGGCAGAACAAGTGGAGGCTGACGCCCCAATGATTAACGTAGCAGAGCCGGACACTCCTCAAGAGGATGCGCCGGTTGCTGTGCATGAAGCGCCGCAGGGTGAGCCTGCTGCTGCAAGTGATGATGAGCCGTTACAGCGGCCAGATTATTATCCAGAAAAATTTTGGGATGAGGACGGCCCAGATGTTGAAAAGCTGGCAAAGAGTTATGCAGAGCTTGAGAAAAAGTTTAAAGCCGGAAAACATAAAGCACCGGAAGAGTATGATGTATCTGCACTTGCGGATCAGGGTTTGGACTCTGACGATCCGACTGTCGCCGTATATCAGGATTGGGCTAAAGAAAACGGGATTAGCCAGGGTGCATTCGAGGATCTTGCAGGCCGTGTACTTGCCTTGTCTAAGGATGAGCAGGAGAGCGTACAGTACGATCAGCGCGTGGAGATGGAGAAGCTAGGGGCAAATGCTTCTGAGAAGATCCAAATGACTGAGCGCGTCTTGATGAAGGCTCCTCTGAATAACTCTGAGCGTGAAGCGATAGCATATTCACTGAACAACGCTGACGCAATTAATGCTTTCTTGAAGTATCACCAGGCCATTACGAATGAGAACATTCCTATTAAGCCTACGATCCAGCAAGAGACCATGACAAAGCAGGATTTGCAAGTTGCTATCTCTGACCCGCGCTGGCAAAGCGATGCTGCTTGGCGCACTCAGATGGAACAAAAGTGGTTCCAATCTCAGCAAAAGTGATAGAGACTTGCAATAAATATCGCTTGCGTGTATTTTAGCCTTAACGGCTAACCGTGCTCGGCCCGTTGGATGTAGTAATCTACTGGTTGGCGCGGCCATAACGCGCAAGCGACCGCCCGGAACCTCGGATAACGGAAGCGTTTAATTGAAACGCAAAAGGAGGTTTTTGCAAATGGCGATTAACGTCTCAACCGCGTTTGTTGATCTTTTCGATTCTGAGGTCAAACAAGCGTATCAAGCCGAATCTGTGCTTCGTGGCACAATGCGGACCCGCACCGGCGTTGCCGGTAACACTGTTAAGTTCCCAACAATCGGTAAAGGTGTAGCTACGCTTCGCGTACCGCAAACCGATGTTACTCCACTTAACGTCACATACGGCCAAGTAACTGCGACAATGGAAGACTACATTGCAGCAGAATACTCAGACATCTTCCAACAGTCCCACATCAACTTTGATGAGCGTTCTGAATTGGTACAGGTTGTATCTAAGTCTATTGCTCGTCGCATGGACCAGATCATGATCGATGCTCTGAACGCGGCCACTGGCACATCTACTGTTGCAACAACAATCGGTGGTGCTGGCACAAACATGAACATCGAAAAGCTCCGCGCTACTGCGAAAGCTATGAATGAGAAGAACGTACCTTCTGAAGGCCGTAACTTGCTCATGCACGCTTCTCAGCTAGATGCTTTGCTCGGTGAAACTGAAATCACAAGCCAAGACTTTGCTTCTGTCAAAGCTCTTGTCCAAGGTGAGATCAACACATTCATGGGCTTCAACATCTTGACAATGGGCGACCGTGACGAAGGCGGTATTCCTAAGCCTTCTACTCGTACTTGCTTTGCCTGGCACAAAGATTCGATGGGCTATGCTGAGTCGATGGCTCAGAAAACCGAAGTCAACTATGTCCCAGAAAAGACATCGTTCTTGGTTAGCTCCATGTTCTCTGCTGGTTCCGTCTCAATTGACGGCGAAGGCATTGTCAAAATTTCTTGCACTGAATAAGGAGAATAAGACATGGCATTCGCAACAGCAAATTGGGCAACAGTTGGCGCTTCTAAAAGCGGCAATGCTCCAGCTATCTACAGCTATAAGTCTGCTACAGACAACAAAGCTGCTATCGCTGGCTCTGGCTATTTCAACACAGTTGAAGCTCTTATCACTACTGGTGATTGGATCTACACATACGGCAGCGATGGCGGTCAAACGCTTGTCGCTACCAACACAGCAGGCGTCATTACAACGGCTGTAATCTAAAGAAAGAAGGGGCTGGATACTCTGGCCCCTTCCACCCTTTACGGAGAACGATATGGCTGCTGGTGATACCTCACTCTCGATCTGCTCGGATGCTCTGATATTGTTGGGCGCTGCGCCCATTTCTTCTTTTACAGAAGGATCTGATTCAGCCCAGGCTTGTGATCGACTTTATCCAGATCTCCGTGACTCGCTGCTTTCAAACTATCAATGGAGTTGGAGCGTTAAAAAGGTGCAGCTAAATCGGCTGTCTACTGCTCCTATCGATGAGTGGAAGTATGCCTATCAAATGCCAGGAGATATGCTCTCCGGCGTCTTAGCGTTATTTACAAGCGCTGGTATTGGCGAGAACCCTGTCCGGTACGGTTGGGAAGTTTACGGCGATCAGCTATACACAAATTTCGAGAAGATCTTTATCGACTACCAAGGTACGGTTGATGAAAGCAAAATGCCAAAT